GAAATCAGCATCAAAGCCCTTTCCGCACCCGTAGTCTAAGAACTTCTTATCTTGGGTAGCTGACCCACGGGGAATAAATACCTCGTCTAGCAAATAGCGCATTGGAGCCGATAGCTTTTTGCGTGTCATTGCGGTCTTCTTGCTGTTCGTTCTAAGCCTACTGTAATCGTTTCTCATGCGTGTATTATACCAAAGCTAAGGGCGTATGTCCAGGACTAAACAAGGAAAATGTAAACTCCTAAGTCTAGGCACAGTAAGGGGTTAGGCCCCGATCATGGCTAGGAACTCATTGAAGTTGTCGGGAAGGGTAGGGATATCTTTTTTGAGTCGGATCTCCGCGATGGGCTTGGAGATAACCTCTACAACGTGGTTTGTACCCTGTAACCAATCAACTTCGAAGATATGATCATCAAAGGGCCGAAGTAGGGTCAGGATGCCTAGAGGTGAGTTATCTACCACAAGGTAGCGCGTTCCTGAGAAGCCTATGATGGTTTGGGACGGGTATAGGTTTGACATCTTAGAGGTGTTCTTCATACTCTATATCAAGTCCGTTCGAGGTCTATAGTACGGATCTAAATAGGGAAATCATCAAGCCCTAAGTTATGGATATTACTTGAGTTAGGGTAATTTGTCCGGCCCCAGCCATATTTTGTCAATCACTAAATGGAAAAAGGTTGGGGGCTTTTCACCCCCTTGGATATTTACTTTGTCACCGTCTTCACATCTAAGGTACGGGACGCGCCTCATTAGTACAGAATGAGGATACTGTTATTGGTGGAGGTGGGGAGAATCGAACTCCCGTCCTAACCAGTTCCCTTGCGGGAGTTACCTAGTCGAATCCCAGTGCACCCCCAAAGGCTTATCGCCCCTGTGTCGCGTTATGTGCGGCACTAGCTCCCAAGTGACGGGAAGACTTATAAGCATCCTCACGGGGAAGGCATCGACGCAGAGACTTGTAAGACTCAAGAGCATCAAGAGCCTCGTCCTGCTTAGTTACATCCCGATAGAGGTCAGCGAATAGCTCCCCCACTTGAATCGAGAGCCCTTGGATTTTTGCGTTAGTAGTGTTAGTTTCGAAGTTCATAGTTTCCTTGTACAGGGAGTGGTTGAGAGGATCAGATCCCGCCTCTCTTTCGGGTGTATCATTATACCATAAAGGCTTGAGCATGTCAAGCAAAGAATCAAAGAAATCTACCATTCGTAGGATTCATCCATTCCCATGCCAGCAGATAGGTAAGCTGCCTCGTCATCCCATCCGTCACGATCAAACGGATCCTCCTCATAATCGTTCTCATCCTCATAAGGAAGCAAGGTCCGCAACTCCTGCAAGGCAAGGGTCTTATCGAACTCCTCGGCGTTAGGGTCTAGGACGATCTGCATAAAGTACTCTAAGCTGTTTTCTTTCATGGGTGTATTATACCAAAGTTTGGGGGGTTTGTCTAGTACTAAATAGGGAAAGCGTGAAATCCTAAGTCGTGGATATTACTAGACTTAGGGCGCTCGCGCCGGGGCCGTTAGGGTTTTGTCAAGCACTATTTGTCATTTGATTTCTTCGATCAGGGGCATAAACCCATCAGCCACAACCAGTTCTAGATCTTTCATTGCTTCTTCAGCGGTGGGGTAAAGGAGCATATCAGCATGATCCCAACCCAGCACCCATTCGGGATCACCGATGCGGTCGAAGCCAGAGAGGAAATCGGCTGAGCCTATGTGTCGTATTGCGTATTTCATGTGTGTATTATACCAAGTAAGAGAGTGAATGTCAAGACCTAATCACAGAAAAGCTCAAGATCTTTCGGGTTGAAATCCTCACTCCCCATCTTATTGAGGAGAGTCTGCACCATGTCGGGAGACTGCCAACCAGCCACATCATCACAATAGGTGAGCTTGATGAAATCCCCATTAGGGTCCATCACCGCAACCTCGAAAGAGGTGGGGATATGTTGCGATCCCTCAGGACCAAACCGCTCACCAACGAGCCAAGAGGCGTAGTGACCAGCACCGTAACCAACCGACAGCACATAGCCGTTGGAGAAAGTGAACTGGGTAAGACCAGCGCGGGGCGTGGTCACGGTGAAGGTGTTTTTCATGTGTGTATTATACCAAGTGAAGGGGTGAATGTCAAGCAGTTTCTAGAGAAACTTCTCGGATCGCAGTCGAGCGAGACTTGTAGGTAGTGCCTTCAAAAGCCTTTCGGACTTGATCAGCGTGAAGGGGGTTAGTCCTCCAGCCTTTGCACTCTTCTTGAGTACCAGTGAAGTAGACCATCTTACCAGTAGTAAGGGGACGGGTAGTAAGAACGTGGTCATGGACCGACTGAACTTGGAAGGTAGTAGTGTTATTTTTCATGTGTGTATTATACCAAGTGAAGGGGTGAATGTCAAGAACTTTTTGCCAAAGAGGTCTGTTCTTTTGCGATTTTTTCAAGGCGACTACGGACCTTGGAGGTGTTGATTTTCGAGGTTACGACCCCATCGACGTAGTAGCGGAGAATGTAGTATTCATCCTTATGGCCCTCTAGGCGAGTGGTGATTCGGTAGGTGAGCTTATTAGTGTTGTTTTTCATAGATGTATTATACCACAGAGGGGAGCATATGTCCAGAACTAAATAGCAGAACTGTAAGGTTCTAAGTTGTGGATATTACTAGACTTAGCGCATTCGCGCCGGGAATTTTTTCAAAATTGCAAGAGAAAAAGAAAAAACCCCCACTGTTATTAGTGAGGGTTCCAGTCTTGCCTCTCAGGGCACTACGCGCGGTGCTGCGATCATCGACAAAACCTAAAAAGCGCATCGGGAAATAACCCCTATTCTCCCCTAGGTTGGCAACCTAGCCTAACCGAACCACCAGCTAAACTAAGTTGAAGGGAAAACCTTTACCCCCCAAGGTTACTACCAAATCTGGATTTCACCTTGAGGACGCTCAGAGCCTAAAAAGCTATTTATACTCGCTCTGACGAGTTGAGAGCTTACGCTCCCATGAAGCGGTGATTAGAACCGCTCTTGGTTACAAACTGACGGGAGTTAGCATAGTGCTTGTTCCACGCCTTCTTGCAAGCGTTGAGCGAACCCGTGTAGGTGTTGCTCTGGGTTTTGAGTTCAAAGATGGTGTAGATTGCGCTGCTCGCGCTACCGTTACCGACTCGGACCATAACAGCGTTCTGGTTTGAACGCACGACATTAGTGATGTTACTTAGCATAGTTTCCTTATAAGGGGGTTGAAGTGTGAGGGACCATTATACCATGATCCCCCGTGATTGTCAAGGGTTATTGTGAGATTTTTCGGTAATGATCAGACAAAGCGAGATCGGCAACGAGGGCTCGCTCATCTGCATGAGCTAGTTGAGCTTCGGCATCTGCGTGTTGTGCTTGGATCTTCTCAATCCAAGCCTCATGCTTGGCAATGCGAGCCTCAGAGCTTTGGGGACCAGAGCCCAAAAGCTTCTTGATCTCTCGGAGATCCTTTTGAGCGTCCTCCTTTTGAGCTAAGAGCTTTTTGACCACAGGGTCACTCTTGGCTTCGGCCTTAGCTTGGCGCAGTCGAAGGCGTTCAAGTCGGGCTTCGGTTTCTGCGATAATATCTTCGGGGGCACGTTGGGTGCGTTTTGTTTCATTTTTCATGTGATCATTATACCATAAAAGGGTAGTGGTGTCAAGAGTAAACTTTGACGATTTCAAGAGTTTTGCCTTCCAACCAGAATACGCTGGTAGCCTCATGGTCTGCTTTCGCATAGGTGAGGTGCGTACTGTGAATGTCTCCGTTACGGGCGACAAGTTGGAATGCGATAGGCTCTTTACTGTCTTTCATGGGTGTATTATACCACAGTCCAAGGGATATGTCCAGAACTAAATAGAGAAACCATGATAACCTAAGTCGGGGATATTACTAGAGTTAGGTCAATTTTCCCGGCCCTCGGCGTATTTTGTCAAGGACTAAATTGTTTTTATGCCTCTAGTTCGGATGCGTTGAAGAGAATATCCCGCTCGATACCAAGCCCCAACCCAACGTCTAAAGCTTCTAGCTCATTGAGTGAGATATAGCCCCACTCAGCGCAGCCAAAGCCAATATCAGCTAGGCCGAAGAGAATCCAATCGTCTCCCTCTTGAGAGCCTTCGGTAATCTTCCACTCCCCTGGTTCCCCAGAGGGTTGAAGAATCGGCAAATGATCTTCTTGTCCTCGCAAGGGATATCCTCGGTGGAGTAGAGAGGGGGGAGGATTTTTTTGATCTGTTCAGTTAGTAGTTTCATAGTAGAGAGTTTAGAAGAGTTGAGGGATNGANCCGATTGTTTCAGCGATCCAAAGAATAGTAACCGCAAGCAAGGTTAGGAGGAAGGCGAAAGTCTCATGGAAGAAGAGGACAACAGCGAGAAGGAAAAGGATTTTCATATTATGCGTTCTCCTCTTGTGTCAACATGTCATGCCATGCGTCAATGTCTGCTTCCGTAAGCTCGTTATCAAACCAAGCGTCAAGCGTTTCGATTAGTGCGATCTCTTCTAGGGCATCGCCCATGATTTCTATGTCTTTCATGCGTGTATTATACCAAGCTAGGGGTAGGATGTCAAGCATAAACTTCGTTATCACCGAAGAAATCGTCTTGGCACGGCTGGCACATCCCAGAGATAAGGTACTCCTCAAGGCTTTCCTTAGAGCGGAAGCTAGACTTGTAGTTCCTTTGGGAATCACAGGTAGTGCAGCCCCCCACTGCAATGGTCGCCGTACGATCACGACCGAACATAGTGGACAGGAACTGCTCAATGGCAACGGCTTTCTTATTCGCTTTCATATGTATATTATACCACAGTCCAAGCACTTTGTCCAGTACAAAATAGATAAATCATCAAGCTATAACTTGTGGATATTACTTGAGTTAGGGCGCTCGCGCCGGGGCCGTTAGGGTTTTGTTAAGCCTTATCTAGTAAAGACTTACGAAAACCACCTTATTGCTAAGTTACGGTAAGATCCACAGCCTCAGGCAAATACACTTCCTCTGGAATATCTAAGATCATCACGCCTGTATTCACTTCAATAGCAGTAGGCTTGGTGGGCAGCGAATAGGGAACAGTCACCTTTAGACATAGAACTAGGTTGAAGTTGTCTCTAATAAAGAAGAAGTCTCCTCCCTTGAGATCTTCAAACACGGCTGGAACTAGATCTGGAAATGCAATATCAATCTTTTTATTCATTACTTTACCTCGGTAATAATGGTAGTAGGTCCAATAAAATCATCAACATCGATAAAGGCTAAATCTTTATTCTCTTGAGATTTACACCACCAAGCATGAGGAATAGTAGTTCCTACGCAACATTCGGGACAAACTAAAGTCTTATTCATACAACCTCTCGGATCATAGTAGAACGACCCTTGTAGGTGGTGTTAGGAAAACGCTCCCAGTTGATCTTATGAGCTTTGCACTCTTCCTTAGTACCTTGGAAGTAGACTCGATAGCCTACGCCCAAAGGCTCACGGCTAAGGACTACGTTGTGGAGTGATTGAACTTGGTATTGCTTATTTTTCATGTGTGTATTATACTCTATGGAGAGGGGTTTGTCAAGAGTGTTTAGGCGAATACTTCAACAATCTTTAGGTCATAACCTTTTAGCCAGAATACGCTAGTGGCCTCATGGTCTGCTTTTGCATAGGTGAGGTGAGTGCTATGCACCTCGCCGTTGTGCTTTACTAGTTGGAAGGCGATAGGTTCTGTAGTGTTCTTCATACTCTATATCAAGTCTGTTCGAGGTCGATAGTACGGATCTAAATCCAGAAACATACCAGAGGTAACTTGTGGATATTACTTGAGTTAGGGCGATTTTCCCGGCGCCCGTTAGGGCTTTGTTACCCCTAACAACCTAACCCTAACCCTAATACGCCCACCCCCAAGAGCCCATTTCCAGAGCATCATTACAGCGGATAGTCCACTCACCCCTACAGACCCCCTCTGCACACACGACAACATCCATGCCATCATGGTCTAGGGAATCCTCTACAACATAGTCCATAGGGGATAGAAGCTTTTCACAGACTTCACAGTAAGCAGCGGACGGGGAAGAACAGTTTGATTCGTTTTTCATGTGTGTATTATACCCTAACGAGGTGTAGTTGTCAAGAACTTTTTGCTAAAACTGGTAACATTCTTGACCCAATGCTTATTCAGTCCTGTAGGGTCATTGTCAGCACCTACAGGGCAGTAGCGATTACCTAGGAACTGGATATAGTCCCCCTTAGACCCAGCCTTCACCCAACGGTCATAGTTCTTCTGTACAGTAGCAGCACACCAACCAGCCTGTGAGCGATAGGTAGGCTTGACCCTTGGGTGTAGTATGCCATACTCTTTACCAGCACCACCGTTCTCAGCATACCTAATAGCAGCTACGATAGGGGCTAGTGTATCCACACACTCAGGGCGCACGTTCACAGCAATAGCATCATCAAACTCAGCAGCACACACAGCACCGTCCTTGTCAATGATGGCTTGGGTTGGAGTCTGTCCAATAGGGGAGGAGAGAGCAAGCAATAGAAGCATCGTTTTCATGTGTTCATTATACCAAAGGCTATGGCATATGTCAACGCCTATTATTCAAATATTATTATATTGCCCTAAGTGCTTATGTCATAAAGACTTAGGGAAAATATCGCGCTTCTGGGACTCCTGAGGTACGGGTCGCCACCTATAGATACTACTATAAATATAATTAGACAAATTTAAAAAAAATTCTAAAAAATTTTGACCTATTCTAAACTGCTCTAATTTACTTCTAGGCCCGAAAAAAAAATCGAAAAAAATTTTGAAGGGACTCATACCTTTATAAAAAAATTTGGTTTGAAAAACTCCGAGTAGTCTACATACAGTAAAGGACATCTTGAATAAAAAAAACAAAAGATACAACAACAAAGGACCTAGATACTTTGAGAAGTTAGGACACATTAAAAAGAAGTTGCGTAACTTCTTCCTATTCGAATCAAAAAGAAAACACGGAAAGAGGTTTAATAATGAACGCAAGTAGAATTAGAGCTAGAGCAGAAGGTAAGTTGGCAAGAGCTAAGAAGGGACACGCTAGAAGGCTTCGTAGGAAGCTAGGTGAGGTCGTTGAAGCCCCTGTGGTAGTAGAAGCCCCTGCAACGGAAAGGGTTGCTAGAAAGGCAGTTAGAAAGACCGTAAGGAAGGCTAAATAATTGAGTCCTGAAGAGAAGATGGTTGAGGCAGAACAGCTTATGCTGTCAGGGGTATCACTTGCTCATACGGGTGCTGTGGAACTTATCGTTGAGAATGCGGGTCTTAAAGAATATATTAAGAATCACGAATTCGAATCTGCTAAACTCGACCTAATCTTTAACCCTGGGCAAGAGAATGCGGGTTGGGGTGATTGTTACTACTACAAGAATGATGAGCCTTCTACGTTAAGTAATGAGGTTGTTGTTTGTGGTGGTAGAAGCGGAATTATCAACGCAAAAAAAGAACGGTTCGTAATTGATTGGAATAATCTGATCTTTACTCAGGGTCCTTACGCTACGGGTTGGGGAGCTAGTATTGGTAAGGTGGTTGGAAAGATTGACAATTGCACCTTTTCAAACTTAGGTAATACTAGGATGACCTTATCTGAGTCGCCCCGAGATGGTCATAATATTTATGCCAAGCCCGATGGGCAGATCTCATGTACTGGGAACAAGTTCTTATCGTGCGGGGGCAATACTCAATTTGCTGCTAGACCTTGGGAACAGGTGATGCCTAATAAGATCAGTGTGGTTCTGAAGAAGAACTTTTGGAGTGATTGCTCTTGGAACCCCGTAGGTCATGGTGGAGGAGGAAGCTTCAATATTGCTGCCTATTGCAATACTGAGGAAGGGACTGATATCGTTGTAGAGGATTGTATCTTCCATAATGCCATCCCGTACCCAGGACTACACATCACTAAGAGTGAACCTTCTGCCAGGGGTGTTATAGCTCTTTGGAATGAGGCTTGGTATCCTCCAAAGAAAGCAACGGATAAGGGCTTTGAGCCTGATGCGAAATATTACTTCAAGTCACTAAAGTTCAATAACAATGTTATTAGAACTACTGAGCCAGATAGAACTCCTATCTCAATCAAAGGGTGTAAGGACATTGAGATTAAAAATCTGAAGGTAGATTACATTGACTATGACGGTAAGGGAAAGCATTTCATTAAGATTGATGAAGATCCCGATAATCCCAACAAGGCTACTAGGATTAGGATTGACCCTATTGACGCAGATGGTACGATGCTCTTCGGAGGTTGGGTCGTACAGCTAAGAGATGGGTTGGTTTGGGACGCTAAAGAATAACAAAACCAACGGCAGGGGAGGCTCCTTACGTCTTTCTGCGGTGGGACTTCGTTACCGCTCCTCACTAGTAAAATAGTGAGGAGTTTTCTTATATATTAGTCTATAATCTCGATTGGAAGGTCATTATTTGCAATAAAAGCCTCTCGATTCTTGTGCCAAGAGTCTCTTCCCACTAATTCACCTCTAGAATTGTGGAAAATCTTAATATCCATCACTTTGTTAGTGAAACCTTTAAGAAATGCTTGGGAAGTGTAGTGGATATCGTAAAAATCCCACTCACCTTCGAAGTAATCAGGCTTATCTAGCCCCACAGCGTCAATAACCTTTCGTTTTGCCGCGAAAAAGAGTCCATCTAAGGTTACAACGTCTCCTGGAGGGCCATAAGGGGTCACATATTCCTTTCCTTTTGGATCTATATGCGTTACTACCCCACGGTGCTTGGCTTGTTGCCAACGTTCTTGGTCCCACCACACTGCATCAGGCCCCAAGGACATAGTTCCCGCTGCTCCGACGAATCCGATCTCTGGTGCGGAGAAGGAATTACGGAGTTTCTCAACAAACTCAGCAGGATTTTCCCTAATTTCAATGTCATCATGACAGAAAATAACAATATCTTCCTTTTCGGGGTTGATTTTCTCAAAAGCACCTTGATAGGCAGAGAATATTGATTTAGCTCCAGATAGCATGAATATTTTGATGTTAGCAGAGCATAAAAAAGTAAGTAATTTATCTGTTGTGGATGTTACCTTGTTTCTATCTCTAGTACATATAATAGCGTAGATGTTCATATACTATAATAAAGCGAACAAAGACTACTTTTATGGAAAATAATAAATTATTACAAGAGTTTAAGAGATGCTCCACTGATCCTGATCATTTTATCTCTAATTATATCAAAGTTACCCACCCCGTTCGGGGGTTAGTCCCATTTAAGTTGTACCCATTCCAAGAGCGCATTCTGTCTGATCTGGAGGAACACCGATTCAACATTTTGCGTAAGTTCCGTCAGGCTGGTTGTACCACCATTGCAGCAGCTTACTCGCTATGGATGGTAATCTTCCAAAAGCACAAACAGGTTGTTATCCTGTCTAAAGGTGATGCGGAGTCCACTGAAGTTCTTGACAGAATTAAATTAATGTATGATGAGCTTCCTGAGTTCTTAAAACCAGGAATCCAAGAGGATAACAAGCATACTTTAAAGCTAAAGACGGGCTCTACTATTAAGTCTCGTCCATCGGGCAAGCAGTCGGGAAGATCCTTAGCAGGATCGCTTCTGATTATTGATGAAGCTGCTTTCATTGAGAATATTGATTCCATCTGGGCTGCTGTATTCCCTATTATCTCCACAGGAGGACGAGCTTTCGTGCTTTCTACCGTTAATGGCATTGGTAACTGGTATCATGAGGTTTACCAAAAAGCTATAACAGGTGACAATACATTTAATCCAATCGACATTCGCTGGCAAGAGCATCCAGAGTACGCTTACAATGAAGACTATGCTCCTCTTTATGAGGAGATGGCAGAGAAGGGTCTAGACATTCATAATTGGGAAGCTAACACTAGAGCTAACCTGCCGATGAAGCAATGGTTGCAAGAGTTTGAATGTTCCTTCCTCGGCACAGGAGACACTTTTATTGAAGGTGGGACTCTGAAAGAAATTTCATCCCAAACGAGTGAAGAATATTTCACCAAGTATAACAATAGAATGCGTGTTTGGCAAGAGCCTTTGCCTCAATATTCTTATTTAATTTCATGTGATACTTCCTTGGGAAGAGATCGAGATTACTCAGCATTTCATGTGATTAACATGTACAACGGACAACAAGTTGCTGAATTTTATTCTAATAGAACCCCTATTAATGATTTTGCTCAAGTTTTATTTAATGAAGGTATGCTATATAACGTAGCTCATATTATTTGTGAGCGAAATACTATTGGAAATAACTTAATTGACTGGCTCTATAATATATATGAGTACGAAAACTTGTGGGCTGATGATAAATATGAGATCGGTTTTCAGGTGACTGCTAAAAATAGAGAAAGTATACTAGCTGAACTAGAAGAGGCAATACGAACCGATTTAATTAAAATTAATTCAACTCGAACTTGTGACGAATTGATGACCTTTATTATTAGTGATAGTGGTAAGGTACAAGCTGAGAAGAATCATCATGATGATCTCGTTATCAGTCTTGCTCTTGCTGTTCATGCTTATAAGAATTTATTAGATACGACTCCTGTAGAGTTTGTATCCAATATGGAAAAACAAAACACTCCTGCAATGCCAAGTAAAAGCTATAAGCATAGAATAACTACTTCGCATGGTCAGATGACTGAGGAAGATTACACATGGCTGATGAAATAAAAGACGAACTGAATGAGAGCGGGTATACTACTTTTGGGGGAACTCAGAATAGAGCAGGAGGAGTTTATACCCCCACGGGTCCGATAGGCCGCTTTTTTGCCAAGTTCTTCGCTACCAAGGCTCAAGTACCAGCACAAAAAGCAATTGACCAAGGAAAGGTAACTCCTGAGCAAGGTGACACGGTTGTTAGTACTGAGGTTATTAAGGACCAGTTAATTGATGGTGGTCCCGCTATGGGCGGCATCCAACGGAACCCAATCCTTCCTCAGCTAGAACTCAACAGAAGAAGAAGGTATAAGGAGTACGAGGAGATGGATGAATATCCTGAAATTGGTGCTGCATTTGATATTTATGCCGATGATGCCACTCAAAAAGGTTCTCGCGCTGAGAGATGGACCATTAAGTCTGAAAGTGACCTTGTTGTTGATGAGGTTACTAGATTATTTGAGCAAGTTAAGCTTCATAAGTTCCTTTGGGATATTGCTAGGAATACTGTCAAGTATGGTGATTGTTTTACTGAGTTAATTATTGATGTAGACAAGCCCAAAGAGGGTATCAAGAAAATTAAGATTCTAAATCCTAACTGGATCCTAAGGGTGGAGACTGAATATGGTTATCTTAAGAAGTTTCTACAAGAGATCCCCAACTTGGAGACTATGCAGTACGCTGAGGTTGGGCAGTCTGAGTTAGCTCGTCCGCTTAAGTATATTGAACTTGATAAGAATCAAATCGTTCACTATCGTCTCCATACCTCAGATCCTATCTTTTATCCCTATGGTAAATCAATTGCAGCACTTTGCCATCGTGTTTTCCGCTCTCTTAAGATGATGGAAGACGCGATGATGATTTATAGACTATCCCGCGCTCCTGAAAGACGTATTTTTTATGTTGATACGGGAAATCTTCCTACAAGTAAGTCTGAAATGTTCATGGAGCGTTTGAAGCAGAAGTTCAAAAAGGAAAAGTTCTATAACTCTGGTAAGGGCACGGTAGACGCTCGTTANAACCCTATGTCAATGGATGAAGACTTCTTCATTCCTACTAAGAACGGAAAAGGCACTAAAATTGACACTTTGCCTGGAGCGACAAACTTAGGAGAGATTGAGGACGTTCGGTATTACAGAGACAAGCTACTTGCCGCGCTTAAAGTTCCTAAGGATTACATCGTGGAGAAGGATTCATCTCCCGAAAGAAAAGCTAACCTATCTCAACTTGACGTTAAGTTTGCCAGAACAATTCAAAGAGTTCAGGTAGACATCGAAGCTGGGTTAGAAAATATGGCTAAACGACACTTGCAACTAAAAGGTTTTCCTGCGGCTTTGATTAAAAAGCTAAAAATTCAACTACCTGAGCCTTCTGATATGTCGGCAAAGAGAAAGTTGGATCTTGATGAGCAAAAAACAAGAGTTATCGCTGCGGTTCAGCAATTAGGACTTTTCTCTAAATCTTCGATCTATAGAGAATTCTATGATATGACAGAAGAAGAGATTACTCGAATGGCGGCAGAGATGAAAAAGCAACAAGAAGAAGAAGCCGAGCAAGCTCAAGAACAAGAGCAAGAACAGGCTCTGAAACAACCAGGTTATGGTGAAGCAGGGGGGCAGGAGTCTGCCGAAAACGTGCCACCTACAGCCAACGAAGAAAAGGGTTCTGAGTTGGAATCTTTACGAGATTTCGTTCTAGAAGAAGACAAAAAGGAAGTTATTTCTAGAATAATCAAAAAACAACAGCAAAATGCTGATACTATAACTAAAAACTAACATATATAAGTTTAGAGTTTAAACAATTGGAGAATAAAAATGTTTTCGAAACTATTTGAAGAGAGGGATAAGACTATTACATACCTAGTAAAACTTGGTGATTGTATAGCTAGATCATTACGGGAAAATGTAAGCTTATTTGCTATTGATAGCAATAACTCACAAGTTTCATATCTAACGGAGAGCGGTAAGGTTATTAGTGGAAAATATTCTACTAAAGATGATGTTACTCTCAACAGTATCAGAATTCAAGATTCCTCTGTCTTTGAAGACGGAGAACAGCTTGATTCTTTTGTAAATGAGAAAATTCATTCTTTTGTTGAAAGCATTCATTATGGAGAGTACTCATCTGCTGATGACTCCTTCTCAGATGTATTAGCTCTTTGGGAAAACAGGCTTAAACTCTCTACGGTACAAGCCAAGCTGTTCGAGCAGTCGAGCAGGTTGGAAGCTGTTGAGAAGATTATTGAGTCCCATGAGTTCCAAAAGCTTGTTGAGGTTTCTCCCCAACTCCAAGACTTCCTAAAAGAAAACTTTGATAAGATTACTAGTGTACCCGAAGTTAGAAATGCCATTAACCTTTCTAACGCAGTATCAAACGCTTTTAATTTTCCTAAGTTAACTTTAGAAGAGCTTGAAGAAGGTAAATCTTATACTCTCAAAGATGGTATCACTCCGTCCATTTACGACATGGTGTGCCGTCAAGAGCTAGTTAAAAGAGAACTTCTTGAGTCTAAGCAAAACTTTGACACTATTTGGGCTAATAATGATTCGATCCAAAAACTTGCTGGTCTTGTTTTCGGTAGTGATGAAGAGGTTGTCGGAGCTTTGTCTGAAGCATTACAAGCTGTTCCCTACCTTGCTCTAGCATCAAAGAAGAGTCTGTTTAATACCTTCTCCAACTGCCTTACTCGCGCTGATGGTATCGGCGTTTCTGATAAGGATATTCAAGGCTTCGCTTCCAGAATCTTTGAGTATAAGAAGGAAGTAAAAGAATCTTTCATCGAAAGTATTCATGAGAAGTATGGAGTTAACATCCAAAACCTCCAAAACCCTGCGTCTTTCAAGAGTTTGGCAAATACTCAAGTAGTTATCTTTGAAGCTTTATCCCGATTATCTCCTAAGGGATCAGTTCTCAAAGAAGTCTTATCTGAAATGGCTCAAAGCCTAAAGAGTAAGTCTGGTGTTGAGTGTATTGATGTTAATGATTATCTCTTAGAGATGTTCGTTGCAGTAGGTTATGATCAACTTCTAAAAGAAGATACCTCCTCTACTATGCCCAAAGTTGATTTTAAAAGAATAAACACGGACGTAAAGGATATCAAAGACCTAGTTAAAACTCTTCAAGAGAAAGTTGTTAGGGATGAGGAGCGTCCTAGTGATGAAAATCTTGACAACAAAGCTTTAGCGAACCAAGAGGATGCTGAAGGTGCTGAAGATGCTCCTGAGGCTCCACCTGAGAAGGAAGAGTCTCCTGCGGAAGAGGATATTCCTGCGGACGAGGAAGCTCCTTCTATGGAGGCTCCTGATGTTCCTCCTGTTAAAAGCGAAGATGAAGCCATTGGAGGTTTAGCTGACATTGAGAACATGGTAGCAGACATCGTAGCCGAACTTGGTGAAGATGATGATACTGAGGACGAAGAGGAGGCTAAGTAATGGATGTTCAATTTAGACCTTATACAATCATGGCCCAGCTTGAAACCACTGATGGTTCTTCGATCTCACTTCGGGATACAGCTAATGAGCCTCTTGATTGTAATTACATTAGTGTTGAGTGTTCTGGAGATCAAGGGCTTTTGGGCAAGCAGTGGTTTTCTGTATCTTATGCGGCTCCAGGAGTTACAACGCCCCTCGCAAACCAAACTGCTGCTTCAGGTTTAGTAGGGAGTACTAGTGGTATAGTTGGAGGGATAGCAAGATCGAGCTACGGGGTAGTAGAACTTCTTTTATCTGATGCGGAAAGAACTGATACTATCTTTATTCAACCTAGTGTGGATGGTGCAATGAATTTTTTCATAACTTATGGACAGATTCAGCGTGGAAATCCTGGAAGGGATAATCTAAGACCAATTGGGAGTTAATTATTAGATTTTCTAAGTTTAGTCCAGGTTCTAATATTACTCCTAAAATAGGAAGAATTAGTAGCCTAAGGTTTAACAGACCTCAAGTATCCGCGCAAAACACATTTGCTGTTGATAGAAATAATTATTTCACATTAACGAGTAATCAGCCTGGACCTGACGGAAACGATTGGAGTGCTTCTTTGTTTAGAGTCAACACTGGTGGTAGAGTCGCTTGTAGGATAATCGACCCAACGGGGGCGCAGCTTGTGCAGGTCGCTAATACTGGCGGCTATGCTGGGCTTGTAGCGGCTCTTAATTCTAACGCAACATTCTCTACTTATTTTTTTGCCGAGTTAGTAGGGACAATAGCCAACGCTCAGGCTTTCTCTTCTGCTATTGATGATTATACTTTCTTTTCAGGAGGACAATAATGACCTCTAGAACACCTATTTATGTTTCAGTAGACGGACTTGGTAAACCTACAGAGTTAGCCGAGTTCGAGTCCACGGATGTTGTGCCTGTGATAAACGGAGGAACAGGAGTAGCTTCTCTTGTAGACTTTCAGTTGGAATTATCTTCCTTAGTTGCTTTGCAAAATGTTAGCCAAAATGGTCAATTAATGGTAAGAAAATCGACTACCCAAACAACTACAACTTCGTGGGCAGACGTAGCTAATTTTGATACTGTAGATGTTAGTGGTGGAGATGTAGAATTTACTCTAAGTACAGGCGTTGTAGGTATAGCTACTACTGGTCTTTATAGGATTGGCTATAATTTTCTTGGAGAAAACACTGCTAACGCTAGAGCAGGACTAGAGGCTAAATTTTTAATCGACACTGGTGGAGGTTACGCTGATCTCCCTCAAAGTATCTCTGGAAGTTACTCTCGATTAGATACCGCTCAAGATTTTGGAACATGTTCGTGTGAAAGTTATTTAATTAACCTTGACCGATTTACGACACTAAAATGTCAGATACAGCACACTACTCAAGCTCTGACTGTTACTGGATATATTTCATTGGAGAGACTTAATTAAATGACTACACCTGATAAGAAAATTACTATATCGAAAGATACTTTAATGCCTTTGGGGCTCGTAATTGCTATATGTGGAGGAGTTCTTTGGATAAGCACCCAACTTAGTGGAATTAATTACAAACTTGATATGCTTGAGACAAAGCTCCAAGACCAATGGACCACCCGAGATATGGTAAATTGGGGCCTTAGGTTAAAGATGGGGAATCCAGATATCGCTATTCCAGAGCTTGATATTTAATCAAGCATATGATTTTGTTTGGCTGCTCTAAGCAGTCTCCACAAAAACTTGTCTTTGAATGTATCTAAAACAGTTGCCACATTTGACAATTTCCTAACAGTATTTTCGTCTACTGTTTTTTTCTGTATTATTTGATTTATATCTTCCGCTAAAGCCAAAAGGTTAGCTCTCTCTTCTTCAGAGATAGTAAACATTTGCTTTTCGATTGATTGTCTTGTTTTCATAATTATACCTTATTTTTTTGTTTGGGGGGTTATTGGGTTACATATCGTTACCTGATGCCCCTCTCTTTCGTAGTGTTTTTTTCTAGACATTGAATGTTTTTTAAGATATTTTTCTTTATCTAGAAAATCATAAATATAAGCAACATCTTTACTATTGTGTTTTCTTAATGCTCTTCCTAACGCCTGTAAGGTGGCGATCTCGGACTGCAACCCTCTGGCATTAATTAAGTGGGTTATCTCCTCTACATTAACTCCTGTTTGGAAGATCTTGGTTCCGATAATAACACTAGATTCCTTGGCTTTCTTAAATCTAGATATAGCTTCATACCTGTCTCCAATAGAATCGCACCCTTGAAGGAACTCACAGTTACCTCCAATTAAATCATTTAAGGCTTTTCCATGGCTGAGTGAGTTAGTAAGTATAAGTATTCTAGCTTTTTTCTTGTCTTTCTTATCTAAGACTTCTTGTACAATATCCTTAATAATATTATTTCTAGATTCATTATTTACAATATAGTCTTCATACACGTTTAGGTAGCCCATATCTTCGTCTAATCCACTTGCATCGTAGGGTCTATCTATCAATTGTATGAGCGGCTTGGTTAGTTTTCCTGAGTCCACCAGATCAGCAGTATCCACAACCTCTAAGACGCTCCCTAAGGCCCCTTCTAGGTTATATCGAGAGACAGGCTCCCTCGGAGGCGTTGCAGTGAATCCAAGACGGTACACAGCCTTAGGGAAGCTGTTGAGGGCAGCGAGTGTAGTCTTTCCCTTACTGAACTCATGGCACTCATCTACCATAAGGACTTCTGTTTCTTCCAGGTGAGTATCTAAGATTTTTTCAATGCTCTGTACAGTACAAAGCATAATATCACCGTAAATGTAACCCTCACCAAAACAAAGCCCAATATCACTAAGCCCACAAGTTTCAGTAAGAAAATCATATGTCTGTGTCAATAATTGTTTTGCGTTAAATAGAATTACCATCTTTCTATTTCTCCTACCTAAAGCTTTAATCAAGCCAGCCATAATTAAAGTTTTTCCTGATCCAGTAGGAGACTTGATAATTCCTCGCAGTTTACTCAGTCCCTGATTAATAAGCTCTTCTTGATATTTATAGTATTTAAATTTATCAATGCTTATAATTGTATGATGATACCATTCGGAGGTGATAGAATGTTCATATTCCACCGTTGGTTCACAGTCAATCTTCTTTAAATCGACTAGAAGCCTAGATAATAGTCCTGATTTAAAAACACCTGATTTAGAAATGAAGTGAGTTTTTCCGTCCCACTGTCTTCTTTTATAGGCAGCAGAATACTCTGCTCCTGGAATTTTAAAGGAGTATAGTTCGTACAAAGCTTGGAGAAGCTTAGGATTATCTGTCTCTATCCGAGAATTTTGTATACCTACATGAATCTTCATTACACTATTATAGTTTAGAACTCATACCATAAGGAGAGTAAATGATTACAAACAACCCGCAAAATGATGCTGCCAAGCAGCAAATTATTGAGGACATTCTTATTAATGTCCCAACTAGCACTGAGTTAGAGGTAGATCTACCTTCTGAGTGTCTAGTGTATACTTTAGAAGACCCCAACATGCCAATTATGATTAGGCCAATGACTTTCGATGATGAAAAATCCCTAGTAAGTGCCAAAAAGGAAGAAGATCCAGTTAACATCATCTTACAAAGATGTGTTACTAATATTAAAGTTATGGATCTTCTCCCAATGGATAAGCTTTATCTTATTATGAAGCTTAGAGAAATATCCTATGGTGATGATTATAAAACACTTCTTCTTTGTCAAGAATGTGGAGCGGAAAACCCTACTACTATTAAACTATCAGAGCTAAACGTAAACCCTGTCCCTGATGGTTTCGAAGATCCTATTACATTTACCCTCCCCATCGCTAAAAAAGAAGTAAAAGTAAGACTTCCTAGAGTTAGAGATGAAAAAGTTTTTTCTAATGTTGAAACTGTATTAGATCAGCTATGGAGATTTGTATCAGAGATTGATGGTCACTCGGATAAATCTATTATCGCTGCCGTTATGGATAAACTACCCCTTAAGGACATGAGAACCATTTTAAACTCTATTAAGTCCGATTATGGAGTGGATACTAAGGTTAAACTTGCCTGTAAAGAATGTGGAGGGGTGTCAGTCGTAGACTTGCCGATTGATGCGTCTTTTTTCGATGTGAACTAGATGAAGTAATTGATATTGATTCACTTCTTCTAGAAGCCTATATACTTGTGAAACGAGCGCACTTTACATATTCGGATGTAAGGGAGATGACTCGTACAGAGAGAACCATATTCTTAAAACTTCTTAGCGAAGACTTAGAGAGAGAACAAGATGCAATTAAACGGAGTAACAGTAGTTGATAGGCATAATAGACCTACAGTAATACAGAAAGTAGCTTTACGAGCTTTTTTTATTAACGATGGGGAGTATTATGATCCTTATGATATTAGTGGAGTCACAGTGTTCCACCAAGCGGCGAATCAATCACCTAGTTCCGTAATTACGGATAATCTTGTTGCGTCCTCAGTATTATCTGCTAATATTGTTATGCAATTTGGAGCTTCCGCTAACCAAAATGGAACTCCTGGCCTTGATCCCTCTTGTTATGCTCCTGGAACCGATTCTAAATCCTTAAGCGGAGTTTATAGAGTTAAGCAGGGTGAGTATATTTGTATTCTTGATGGTACACAAACACAGCAAGGACCTTATACTTTCTACGGGTCTTCAGTGCTTATTACTAACTCTGCTAGTTCGGTTGGTAATTACATCGACTGTTGGACAATTAAGTTCGCTGGTGGGTCTGATTACAATACCCTAACAAACGACTTCCAATTATATAACGATACGTTCTTTAGCACTACTCAGCCCGTAATGCTTGCTGCTAGGAACAAACTTATTAATAAGCATCTTACTTTAAACTCTAAAGAAAATCTAAAAGTTACTACGGATATTACTATTCAGAATAACGATCTTGATGATAGTATCAAGAATATCTTTAAAGAGTCCGCTATCACTAGCGCAATGATGAAGATTGAGAAGGTGAATGAGGATGCAGTAGCTCTTCCTTCACATGTCACCGTGTCTGGTTACTCTGACACTAGTGCCCTTATTGATATTACTTCCGACAACACTATCATGTTTAGGTTTGATACCACTACTTTGGCTACGCACCCTAACGTTGCCGATTTTGCGGGGCTAACAGGAACCTATCGAGTAGTTGTTAAGTATAATCTATTGAATGAAACCCTTATTAGTGTACCGTATTACTTTACACTAAGTTGAGTTTTGTAGCAAGCTTATACTCAAAATCATAAGCTTGGGACTCGTTCATAATCCAGGAGAATAAATCTTCTCCAGCGACATGGGCTTCGTTCCAATCTTTATATCCAGAGGGTGGATGGCATACTTCAAATGCTTCCATCCTCATTTCTTTTCTAGTTCTATCAAATTTGTCAATACCTCGCTGTCCTGCTAGGTCATTGTCATACCCTAATATAATCGTTCCGTCGAAGGTGGAGAGGATCTCAGCCTGTCTTGTGCTGACTGAACTCCCGATAGTCGCAGTAGCATTGATGCCCTTCAGTTGCAGCGAGAGAGCGTCTAGTGGCCCCTCACAGACCACAACATAGTGATCCTCCTCGTCGAAGGGATATAGGATATCGGAAGGCTTCGGAGCGGTGTCCGTGGAAGGGTTTAAGTACTTAGGGGTCTGGTCATACAGGGCGCGAGCCTGAAAATAATATACAACGTCTGCGGCTCCCTTAAATGGGATAATGATTCTGTTTGCAAACTTACCCTCCTTGCAAAGATAAAAAGGACTCTCTTCCTCCTCAACAAGACTAAAAAGGGCTCTACCAAACAGGAAGCTCCAAGCATCAAGCTCAGTTTGGTCGTTAGATTCTACGGTGCTTAGATTGATCGGGACAAGTTTGCTGGTATCAAGCTCCAACTCCTGAGTTGGATTGGGTCTATCTAATTCGGGAATATCTTCTCCAAGGAAGCGAAAGTTCTTAATTATTAGATCTTTTTGAGCCCAGAAGTACTGCAATCCTTCTGCCTTTGCGTAAAGTGTAGTGAAATTTCCAGAACGACCTGTCTTAAAACACTGCCACAGACCGCTATCTACATTGACGCTCATATGCTTCTTCCAATCATCCTCTACGAACAATGACTGCATGATAAACTCGCTGCCACAAGCGGATAGTTTGCCAATAGTGGCAAAGTTCCGAGTAATGTAGTCTCTAATAAACTGAGGTGCTATAATGTACATAAAAACTATTTCCGAATCAAAATTCCAGACTTTTAAACAATGCCAACTGAAGTATCGCTATCGCTACGTCGAGAGGCTCCCTGAACCATCAGAGACAAATACTGACGCTCTGCACTTCGGATCGTATATCCACAAGATCCTTGAGGACGGTGTGAACGCGCAGTCTCAAGAGGAGATGCTGTTGATTGCTGAAGAAGTAAAGGGCTCATACAAGGTATCAAAGAAGTACGAGGGCAAAGATTTAAAATGTATCGACAATTTTCTTTCCTTCAACTCCAAGCTAGGAGAGACGGTAGGGACCGAGCTTGTCTTCCAAGTCCCTGTAAAGGATGACATTACCCTTAACGGCATCATTGACCGTGTGATCAAGGGAGAGGATGGAGGCTACCTGATCATCGACTACAAGACCTCTAAGAGGGAGAAGACTAAGGTTGAGCTTTACCAAGACACTCAACTAAAGGGCTACGTTTACGCTATAAGTAAACTGTATGAAGTCCCTATCTCCAAGGTTGTAGCTGCACACTACTACCCTCTAACTAATAACTTCGTACATGTCCAGTATTCAGTACCACAAATTAACGCTCACTTACGCAAGATCGTTGATGAGGTCTGGAAGATTCGTAAGAAGAAGAAAGAGGAGTTACGAGCTAACAGAAATGAGTTCTGTAATTGGTGTGCTTACAAGACTGCTTGCCCTGAGTTCTGCACCATGCATGAAGTACAGAAGACTGTTGAAGAATTAAAAGCTAAGAAGAAGAAGAAGTCCTAGGCCAAGTCCCATATATAAATGGGTGATAGATATCTATATCTATCGAGATAAAGAATTTATCTACTTGATCAGGTGAATACTTACATTTCTTAGTTAAGTAGTTAAACAGCATTTCTATCTTGATAGGCTTCTGTTTGTTCATAGCATCCAGAACCTTAAGCTGGAAATGCTTAACAAACTTTTCAGAGAACTTATGTCTCCACTTTTCTACGAATGAATAACTTAATGTTTCATTTATTAAATCAAGAAAATCAATAATCTCTATGTCTAGGTTACTACTCATATTTTAAACTCTTATTATATAATATAAGAACATGGCTAATTTTTCAAAACAATTTCGGAATTTTTTAAAATCTGTTGGAGCAGATAACAAAAGAAACACCAGAACAGTCCCTAAATCTAGCTCTTGTGCAGTCCCTGGAGACGTAGTATTTTTTAGGTATAAGTTAGGTACTGGTATAGGGAGTAGGGGAATGAGGCTTCTCTTAGTAACTAAGACCAGTAACTAAAGATGCAGCTACAGGTAATCGTCTGCTTACGGGGTTTAAATTACCTGAGGATGGAGATTATACCCCAGAGTCTCTAGATGCTCTATATAACCAAGGAGGCTTTTCGGAATCCGATTTTAGAACTTACATAATGACCAATATATACGGACAGCTAAGAAGGATACGGAAAATAAATAAACAACCCGTAGGCAAGAAGCCTTCAGGTCCAGGGGTAGGATACCTATCAAATAAGAATAAGAGGAAAATATAGATGATACCAGGACTTGACGCAGCGGAAGATGCTTTGGCTGGCTCGATGTATGCATTAAAGGACCAACTGGCGAAGCAGTTAAACTATGCTATGGCTGCTGATAAAAGCAGTCTTAAGCTAGGTATGAGCTTTATGGAGTCTAACGAACAGCTTACCTCCCAGATGGGGGGACTCAGAGGTGATTTAGGAACTCGTTTTGTAGCATCAATGGCAGGTATGTCTGAAGGTCTTCAAGGTAATACAGCGGGTATTGGAAGGCTTGTTAACCAGCAACAACTAACGGGAACCGCCTATGCTAAGACTGCTGCTATTTTCGCTAAAATGGAAATGACCTTAGGTATCTCTAGGGAATCTACGAATAAGCTCGCAGATTCTATTCCCGAGTTAGGGAAGAGATGGAAAACCTCTACGGATGTACTGGTAGAAGCCCTTGACGGGTTAGCTGACACTTTCGTTCAGCAAAAGCTGGCTGGGATGGGTGCGGGTCTTCCAGCGGCTGTAATGGCTCTCCAAGGGGAAGTAGGTAAATCTATGGCAGGTCCTCTGGGTAAGGTGATGAAGGCTATATTCGATACTAGTGAGAGAGTGGTTGGAGAGGACTAACCCTCCTTGGAATTGGCAATGTAAGAGAGCAATTATCTGCTGCCACAAGTGATGCTCAACAATCTAATATACTTAAGAAAGCCATTGTTACTGCATCCAATACAATTAAGAACTTTACAGGTAATGGCAAAGATATGTATAGGATGTTTGGTGTCGCAACTGAACAAATCTCCTCCGCAGCGTTTGATTTTGTTGCTATGGCTGATGCTTTAGGAAAAAGAACAGCAGACATGAGCGACTCTACTGCGGATTTTGGGGAC